GCTTTCACCTGCTCGAAAAAGGCATTGAGGGCCGGGATGTCGCCGAGCTCGTAGGGGTAGATGAGCCCGCTGATGGGCATGGTCTCGCCTTCCTTGCTCCGGAACAGGAAGCCCGCGTCCGGGCCACCCGCGATTGGCTCGACCACCACGTTGGGGCGTACGTGGAGGGCGGGCGATGATGCGCCGAACGAGTCCCAGGCGTGCGGCTCGACCCATGCGAAGCCGCCGCCAGGGAGGTCATACAGGAGCGCGGCCGGGCGCCTGATGACCTCGGGGGTCAGGAACATGACGACGCCCGCCTGCCAGGTCTTGCTCGCTTCTTCGATCATCCCCGCTTGCTCCTGGTCTTTGTCCAGACATCGACACTGATGATGACGTCCTCGAGCTCGCGGCCATCGGGCCAGCGGGCGTAGCCCAATTTTCGTACTTCGGCAATGGTCGTGGCAACCTGATTCGCGCTTAGCACGATCGCGTCGAGGTCATCGAACAGGGAGAGCCCGTGCTTGAAGTTGGTCTCGTTGCCGCCGCCCTTGGCGGCGCCTCGCAACTCACTTGGGGTTGAGCGGCGAGCCTGGCGCAGTACGTTGTCGGTGGTCTCGCCGAACAGGTCACGCTCAAATGAGACTGCGTCCAGGCGCCGCACGGCGGAGGCCTTCCAGTAGAACCCGCGCCCCGTGCCGAGGGCGGAGGATTTCCGGTTAAAGAGGCGGGTGAAGACGTAGCTCGCGCCGCCTGTCCTTCGGTCTGGTTCCGGGCTGGCGCCTTCGCCGTAAATCCCGCGCCTGAGGCGTTCCATCTGGGAGAGGATGTTGCCGCCCGATTCAAGGAACAGGAGGAGGTCGCTGGCTACGCGGGTGCCTGAGTCCCAATCGAGGCCGTTGGTGTTGTGGTACAGGCCGTGCTCCTTCTCGAATTCCTGCCACTCGGGGGTATCGGTGTCCGGGCGGTGCTGCGAAATGCGGCCATGCCCGAAGGCCTGAGGGTTGCCGTCGCGCCGCTGCCAGCCGAGTGACTTCCTGATGTCGGTGTTGGTTTCCTTGGTGAGGAAGTCGAGCTTGGCTTCCACGCGCTTGGCGGCGTCCTCGATGTCGTCGAGCGTCCGGTAGTTGGCCCAACCGCCGAGGCTGGTGTTCTTGAACAGGCGCACTCGGGCGAAGGCGTTGAGGTACTGCTCTGAACGTTCGATGTCGGTGGTGCGCGCGGCCTTCACGCCGAGGGTGTCTTCGATGATGTCAAAGGCGCGCTGCGCGGCGGCTAGGTCGGCGCCAGGTATGTCCATCCAGACGGTGCCCGACACGGCGCGCTGGGTGCTGCTGCCGACCATGGCGAGTATGCGCTCGCCGTCCTTGCCGTTGCCCGTGAAGACGTAGTCGCCAGTATATTCGCCGCGGTCCTTGCTGGGGCCGTGGACGTTGTAACCCTTCTGGAGTTTGGAGCGTTCGTGCGGCAGGAACTCGGTGCGCGTCCAGGTGAGGCTAGACTCGTTGGGCGCGGCGGTGGCTGGCCTCTTGAATTTGGCGACATCGTCGAGGCCGTCCAATTCCAGCTTCGGCAGAACGTTCGGGAATACTTGATTGGCCTTTGCCTTTGACAGGAAGGCCTTGAGGTCCTTGTAGTACCCCACGACGGTCTTCTGCACGGCATTGATGGCGGCCAATTCCGTAGGCGCCACGCTGCTGCGTGCGTTGTCGAGTTGCTTGATGGCCTCCTCGACCTTGTCGAGCGCGACCATGGCGCGTTCGATGTCCTTGGCTTGCAGCACCTCGCCCTTGCTGGTGCGCAGGTTGACGCCCTTCACCCACTGCAACAGGCTGCTCTTGACGTTGCCGAGGCTCACCTCGACGGCGGCGGCGGTGTTGCTGGCGAGGAGTGGCTGCAGGCGAGCGCGGACCGCTTCGGTGGCCTTGTCGGTCAGCTTGAGGGAAACCCGGGTGAACTTCTTCCCGTCCCGGATGTGGTGCGCGATGAGGACGTTATGGTCTTCGATGGCATCGCCGTCCGTGCGGATGGTGTAGCCATTCGAGCGCGAAGCCTCGATCTGCTTGAATTCCGACTCGGTGACGCGCACGCGGCCCTCGATGACGGGCGGCGGCGGTGGCACCTCGACGGCGGCAGGGAACCGGTTGCGCAGGTACTCGCGTCGGGCGAGGAGCGTGCGCAGGAGCTCACGGCCTTCTGCCCCTGACGGGCCGTAGCGTTCTACCAGGGCGGCGATGTCGGCGTCGGACGGCTTGAGGACGCGCTTGACCGAGTCGATGAGCTGGCTCTCGGTCAGGCTGCCGAAGACGCGGGCGGCTTGGGAGTTGGTGCCGTCGCGGAGGCTGTCGATTTCCCGGACGGTGTCATTCCAGTCGGCGCCCTTGAGGGTGCCTTGCGCCCGGTAGCGGAGCGAGCCGCCGACGTCCACCCGGAAGGCGCGATTGCCGAGGAGGGCGAGGTTGTCGAAGTCGAGGCCGACGACGTCCCAATTGGCGAGCCATGCGTCGGCGGCGAAGAACTCTTTGGCCCCTTCCGCGCTGAACAGGTCGCCCGGCTTGCCCTTCTTGAGTCCGTCCACCCACTTCGACGCGAGGCCGAGGCGACCATCGGGCCACGGGATGATGGTGAGGTCGGGTACTTCCGCGCCGACCAGCTTGTATAACTCGGCGGCGAGGAACTCGTTGCGCGCTTTGTCCTCGGCCAGGAGTTTCACGTAGTACTTCTGGCCGGTGGTGGTGTCCTGATACAGCCCGCCCGGGTTGCTGCCCTTCTGGGGGCCGATCTGGGTGAGGTTCTTGGCTTCGAGCGTGGCCGGTGGCGGCTCGACGTTGAGCGGCGGCGGCGCAGTCGGGGCGACTGGCGGGGCCTTGGCGTCCAACTCCTTCTGGAGTTTCGCCAGGAACTTGGCCTGTTGCTCTGGGGTGAGCGCGTTGAAGGCGGCTTGCTGGCCTTCTGACGGAGGCTTGCCCGCGAGGACGTTCTTCTTGTAGTTGGACAGGGCGCTCGCCTGATTCTTGGCGGCTTGGAACTTGGCGAGCTCGTCCTGGTACTGCGCCAACTTGTCGAGCGGCGACTTGGCGAGGAAGGCGGGGTCGAGCTCGAGCTTGTCGAGGATGGCCTTCTGCGCCGCGACGGTGCCCGCCTTGACCTCGGCCAGTTTCTTTTCGGCGGCGGCCTGCAGTTGCGCGGCCGCCTTCTGCTGGTTGATGGTCTGGGTGAGGGCGTCTTGTGCGTCCTTTGGCAGCGCGTCGAAGGCGGCCTGCGCGTTGGCGGTCGGCTTCTTGTCGGCGAGGTAGGCCTTCTTCCACTCGCTGAGGAAGTTGCTCTGCTTGGCCTTGGCCGCTTGCGCCGTGGCCACCTCGAGGAGCTCGGCGGGGGTGAGGCCCTTGCCCTGGAGCGCCTTGATGGCGGTGGACAGGTAGGGCGTCTTCTCCGCGATGGCCTTGTCGATCTTGAATTGCGCGGCCCGCTGGGCGGCCTTCATTTGGGCGCGCACCAGGTTGTCCTGCCCGGAGGCCTTGGCGAGGGCCTTCTGGGCGTCGAGGACGTCGGCCTCGAGGGCCTTCTGGGCGGCTTGCTTGGCGGCCTCGATGCCCTGGAGGGCGGCGGCTTGCTGGGCCGGTGCCAGGGCCATGGCCTTTTCGAGGGCGAGCTTGGCGAGGTTGTCGAGGCGAATCTTCCCCACGTTGAACCCGAAGCCGGGGTCCTGGCCGACCACTACGCGCTCGGTCTTGCCCGTGCGGGGGTTGGTCCACTTCTCGGTCTTGACCGGGGTGGGCGGGGAGACCTTCAAGCCCAGCGAGGCGACCTCGTCGGCGTCGAGTTGGATGACGCCGCAACGGCAGTTGTAGCCGTTGGGTGGATACCAGGTTGCCCAGAAGGGGTCGTCAACGGGGTAGACCTTGTCGTCGTGCTCGGCGTGCTCCTCGCGGGTGCGGTGGTCGTCCACGGCGTCGTAGAGGAGGAACGGGGCGGCGGTCTTCTGGTCGTCAATCTGCTCCCACGCCCCTGCTGCGTAGGCGCTCTGGAGGTTGGTGCGGAAGATGGTTTTGAGGCGGCCGGGGCTGCCGAGTTGGGCCACGATGGTCTGGCCCGTGAGGGGGTCGGTGACCGCTTCCCGGCCCCACCAACCGCGTTGCTGGAGGTAGCCCTGCAACTCCATGGCCCATTCCTGATACGACCGGCCCTGCTCCATGGCGGCGGTGAGGGAGGCGTGGACGTCGGCCAGCATGTCCGTGTCCATCATCTTGGCCACGGTGAAGGCGGCGACGTGTTCCTCGCCCAGCATGTCCCGGTAGTCGAAGGTGGCCTTGAGGCCCTTGGCCTTCCAGAAGGCGAGCGCCTCCAGGGGCGGCAGCTTGAAGCTCACCGAGGTCGGCGCGTCGAAGAATTCGATGAGGGCGTCGATCATGCGCGGCGGGCCAGTTGCAGGAGGGCTAGGTCTTCGAGGTCACGCGAGGAGCGGCGCAGGGTGGCGGTGCCGGTGCCGCGCAGCCTGAGGCTGCCCACGGCGGCCACGGCGCGGCGCGAGGGGGCGGGCGCGGGGGTGAGGGTGGCCCGTGACCGGGAGGCCAGCCGTAGGC